CTCACTTGAGATCCGCTACAGGCTTTCAAATGGGGAATGGTCTAAGTGGATGAACAAGGGAAAAGGTAGCTTTCAAAGTATTGAGATAGTCCAGAGGCAGATTAGACTCCTAGCATCTTCATATAACGGCAGAGAGAAGGAAGTACGCTTTGAATGGAACGGATGGCTATGCGATTATTCAGGGCAGCCTACCGGGGAAGTAATTAGCCTTAAATGAAAGCGATTGAATGGCTATATGATCAAGAGTTCAAATATGTATTCCAGAACATAGGTAAAGACCTATGGGAAGATCTTAGGCAAGAGGTAGCGGTGATAGTCCTAGACTACGATCAAAGCAAACTCAAGGAACTAGAAGCCAAAGGAAAGCAGGTCTTCAAGTTCTGGATAGTTAGGATCTGCTGCAATCAAACCAATAGCAAATATGGGAAGTTCGGAAGGATGTATGCAACCCTAGTCCCAGTGGAGGATATAGTCAAGTTCATCAAAGAAGAAGAAGAAATAGATAACAGCCAAGCGGTAGCAGACTCAATTTCAAAGATCATTGAATCCCTGTATTGGTACGATCAAGAGATTCTCAAGATGTATGTGGAACTAGGATCTGTGAGGAAGGTATCAAAACAGACAGGCATTCCGCATACTTCAATTTTTATCACAATTAAAAATATCAGAAAATGTATCAAGCAGCAGCTAGTATATTAGGATCAATCGGGATAACCTTGATTTACTTCTATATCCTAAACTTTCCTAAATTTTTTAATAAAGTCACGGGAAGGAATTTGGTCAAACCTTTTAGCTGCTCTTTCTGTATGTCATTCTGGATCAGCCTGTTTTTTCTAATCTTAAAAACGGATTTGCTAGAAGCGATATTTATATCTAGTATAGTACCCTTCATCTATCTGTATGTGGAGGATCATTTCACTAATAAATTTGAACTATGACACCTGAAGATCACCAACTATTCAAGAAGCACTTTCATCTATATGAGTGCTATAAGAAGCACGCATTCATCCGCAACTATTCTAAGGAAGTATATGCAGATCTAATTCACCTATATACTACCTATGTCAATCCAAAGCACAACTTTTCACATTGGTGCAGTAGCTGCCGGGCAGAACTAGTCAACTACCTATATGGGTGGTACACGAATGAGGAAAATACAACTTGGTACAGAAAGCAGCAGGAAGAAGAAGCAGCCGAGGCATTGAAGGAGGTAGAGGTAGCATTCACTACAGAAGCACCGGTGATTGAAAACAAGCCGATTAAGAGAAGAAGAAAAACAACCAAATAAACAAATGGACAACAAACCAAAAATCAAACTAGGCAACGGAAAGAAAAGAAGCGGATCATGGCTTACGGCTGCGATCTGCTTATCCGATGCGGAGGCGCACGCATACACATACAACGGGAAGAAGTATGTCAACCTAAATATCAATATCTACGATCAGCCGAACGAATACGGGAAGGATGTTGCTATTACCCTAAACGATTATAAAAAGGAAGAAAATAGTAACGCACAGGTTAATAAAATGCCTACTGCTCCTGTACCTTATCAAGCCGAAGAATACGATCTACCATTTTAAAAACCACAAACCATGTCAAACTTTCAATTGAATTTCAACAGCCCTAAGAAGGTAGTAAGTATCACCCTAGATGAAGAAGAAGGAATCTTTCAACTTGCGTACTTATTTAAGAAGTTGCTAGATGATGCAGGGATAGCAAACAAATTAGTAGAAAAGGAAGTAGAAGAACCTGAAGTCCTAGAACAAGGAAACGAAAAACTAGACTAAGAATAAACAAAAATCCACAAAATGGACTTAAAAAAGAAAGCATTTCTTGAAGCCTACAGAAAGGCCTTTGGTAATATATCAAAGGCCTGCAAGGCTACCAATATGGACAGGGGAACTTTCTATGATTGGAAGGTCAAAGATCCTGATTTTATGACTGCCTTAGAAGCCATTGAACCTGATGAAGACTTTGCTGATTTTGTGGAGGATGCCCTAGTAGAAAAGATTAGGGACAAAGATACTACTGCTATCATCTTTGCTTGCAAAACCAAACTCAAAAAGAGGGGCTATGTAGAAAGGCAGGAAATCACGGGAGCAGATGGCAAAAAGGTATTCGAGGTGAAGATCGTTGATGACGGCAATTAGCATCAAAACAAATAAGGTATTTCGCCATCTTGAAAGTAGCAAAAGCAAGATAGTAGTACAGCAAGGTGGCACTAGATCGGGGAAGACCTACAATATTCTTCTTTGGATCATTTTTTCATACTGCGAAAGAAACCAAGGGAAGATCATCACGATCTGCCGAAAGACCTACCCTGCTTTGAGGGGTACTGTCATGCGTGACTTTTTAACCATCTTGAAAGATCATGAGATCTACTCAGAAGATGATCACTCAAAGACTGCATCTGAATACAAGCTAAACGGCAACACGATTGAATTTATCTCCCTTGATATGCCTCAAAAGATCAGGGGTAGAAAGCGAGATCTGCTATTCGCAAATGAGGCAAACGAATTGACCTTTGAAGATTGGCAGCAGCTTCTTTTCCGTACAAATGAAAAGGTGATCATTGACTTCAACCCTTCGGAAGAATTTCATTGGATCTATGATCAGGTGCTACCTAGAAAGGATGTCGAGTTCTATCAAACTACCTACAAGGATAACCCATTTTTAGGGGCAGAGATCAAGGCAGAAATTGAAAGGCTAAAGGAGATAGATGAAAACTATTGGAGGGTCTACGGGCTAGGAGAAAGGGGTCAAAGCAGATCCCTAGTATATACCTTCAGTACTTGCAAGCAGATCCCCAAGGAAGCTAAGCTAGTAGCCTATGGTCTTGACTTTGGATTCTCAAATGATCCTACTGCATTGGTTCGGACTTACATTCTAGATGATGCGATGTATGTAGATGAATTGATCTATCGTACTGGGATGACCAACCAAGACATAGCCAAAGAGATGCAGAGCCTAGGACTAGAAAAGCAGAATGAAATATTTGCCGATTCAGCCGAACCTAAAAGCATAGAAGAGATTTACCGGATGGGATGGAATGTCAAGCCCGTGGTGAAGGGTGCTATCAATCTAGGGATAGACATCATCCGCAGATACAACCTTTATGCAACGGAGGGAAGTTATAACCTGATCAAGGAACTGCGAAACTACAAGTATATCGAAGACAAGAATGGGCAGATGACAAATAAGCCCGTGGATAATTTCAATCACGCATTGGATGCTCTCAGGTATTCGGTGGTGAATAAGATCTCCAATAGTCACCTAGGGAAGTACTCCTTCCGATAGATACATCAAACCAAAAAAATATATTTAAAACTATGTGGGATAAATTGACTGTCGGGCAGTTCATTAGCCTGTACGATATCGAGGCAAACGCTAACCTGAACATAATCGAGAAGCAGCAGAAGATGCTTGCAATCGTGGATGGGAAGGATGAAGAGTACTATGATGATTTCAAGTACAGGGATCTGATGCACGAGTATGCTGAGAAGTTGGCTTTCTTTGATAACATTCCAGATACCAAACCTGTAGATTTCTTGCAGGTAGGTGAGAATAGATACAAGTTCTGCTTTGAACTACACGAGATCACGGCAGGGCAGTACATTGACATCCTAGCTTTTAGTGGGGAAATCATGCAGTTGAATAAGATTGCTGCCTGTTTCTTTCTACCAATGCAAGGAGACAAGTATCAAGGCTATGGGGTAGTTCCTCATGATGTGGTAGCGGATGATTTGCTAGAGGCAAAATTCATAGAAGTATATAGCTGTATGCTTTTTTTTTGTCAATTATTCAGCGAATTAATAAGCAGTACCATAACCTTCTCAATGGAGAATCAAAAGATGGCGGAGAAGGTAGTCAGTTTATGGCAAGGTGGGGGTGGGTATTTAGCACTAAACAAGTTGCAGACTTCCAGAACATAACAGTAAACGAAGGCTACGAATTGAGGGTGATCGAGTACCTAAACACCCTAGCATATTTGAAGGACTTAAATAAGGATAAAGAAGCGCAATACAAGAAATGGCAGTTGCAACAAAAGCTAAAGTAGCAGATCTAATTATAGGAGGCAAAAGACTTCGAGGTGATCAGTACATCTTGGATGTTGAGAACATTGCCGTGAAAAATGTAATGGATGCTATGAATAAGCTAGGAGGCAATATAGTCCTAAACCTAGAAAAGTATTCACCTGCCGATTCTGGAAAGTTATCTTCTTCCTATAAAGTTCTTGGTGTAAGCGAAACTAGGACAGGATACAGGCTAGAAATCGGAATAGGGGTAGACTATGCCGACTACATAGATAAGGGCGTGAAGGGTATCCAAAACAAGCGGAAGACATATAAGAATGATGATGGTAGATTCTACCAATTTAAAACTTATGGGATGCCTGTAGAAGCCTTGAAGCAGTTGGAAGGATGGATGCGAAGAAAGAACATGGAGATCGAAGCTACCAACCTAATCGAGGGTAGAAATATGCTACCACAAATTTCAAGTAGTGCAAAGCGACTAGCCTACTACATCAAGAAGTATGGTATTGAAGGAAGGCAATTCATCAAGCAGTCAATAGATGAAGCTACTCCGGAGTTCAATGTCGATATTCAAACCATTGGAAGTGATTCACTAATTTTAAGAATAAGCAAATGATAACCCTAGTAGAACCTAGCATTGACATCCTTCCTGCATTCAACAGGATCAACTATACGATCAGCAGCACGAACTCAGAAGAGGTAGGCTTCAAGTATGTAGTGAAAGTCTACAATTCAGATGATGAATTAGTAACTACTGCCTACTATGACAGCCCGGCTGATCCTTCCGAACCGGTGGAGTTCGATGTCTCCAAATATGTCTGTGTAGATTTTAGCTACAGCAAAGGGTTCTATGAGACGGCTACTTCTTCATCTTCTACCAATGCGATAAAGGCATACTACCTGAAGTGCTATGAGTACTATGAGGTAGGCGGTGAGTTCGTGATCGTTCTTGCTAGTGAGGTAGTGAGTGAAACTAAGTATGCTTTTGCAGGGGCTTTGCCTTTGCTCGAGTTGAAAAATTGGTACGCAGATATAGAAGAATATACAGGAAGCTATACTGGTGAATCTTTTAAACCTTACAAACCATTAACGGATTGGACAAATATTAAAATGAGGGAAACAGATTCCCAAATTTTTGCCTTTATAAATTTAGGATATATCATTCGTTTTGAGATTGAAGTAACATATAAAAACGGAACTTCTCAGACTTATAATGTAACTCCTTCGGCTGTATCAACTCCTAGCTTTACATATTTAAAGGTCACACCAATTACATACGGGGCTAATGTTTCTGAAATTTTTATTAGAATAGTTTGGAGCAATAATGGTGGCACAATAATAAATGGTTCAGGATTTGCTAATATTTATATCCAATCATGCGGAAGGTACGATCCGATGCGCATAGCCTACCTGAATAAGTACGGGGCATACGATTTCTTCAACTTTGATCTAGTTAATAAAACTACATTCCAGATCGAGAAGAAAGGCTATGAAAGAAACTACAATGGGGATATCTATGAGGCTAATGGAATCGTAGTCAAGAATGTGAACCCGGTATATTTCACAAAAGAAACGCAGAATTGGAGAATCATTTCGGACTATTTGAATGACACCCAAGCCGAACTAATCAGGCAGCTATACTCTTCCCCATTGGTTTATTTAAACTTGGTTAATGATAACTAT